TGGCGAGCGAAATCGGATGAGGCCAAACCATGTCTGTGTGATACCCGGCAGGGGTTGCAGGCATGGGGTTGTGGGGCCGTTCTATCAGTTCTGCCGGACTGGTGCAGAGTGAGAAACTTGTGTTGAAGTTGAAGACGGTTGGAAGCCGTGCCGTAGAGGGTGATAGTCCTGTAGGCGTAAGACACGAGCTCTGGATAGTATGTTATTTTTAATTTTTCCTATTTTAAAACCTATCACTTTAAAATAGTATGCCTAGATACAACAGTTGAGCAAACTGTTGCTGGTTTTAACAAACCACCTCAAAATGCCACGCATATAAAGCGTTGTATGGAGAGATTTTATGAAATTTTAAAATAAAACCAATTTATTTTAGTTTTGGATAATATTGTGGAATATTACCCATTAGTAGTAGTTTATATAATGTTAGGATTAGATTCACAACCGGATATCGATTTTCGACCTTTGAATTATAATGCTTTTCGACATTTTGTGAAATGCTCCAATATTTTATCAAATTTTTATATATCATATGAATATCTAAGAGGAAAATGCTATGTGTTTCCCGACCGCATAGTGTGGCTCCTCATCATTGGATTATGATTTTGTATTTTGATGATAATTTATTGTTCTTTTTTGGTAGTAATACCGTCGTAGTTTTTTCATAGGGAAAATAACAAGCGACACCCCCAGGTAATTCTTTTTAAGATTTGATTTTAATGAGTACCATCGGCTATAGGACGGCAAATGAGTGGCTATATACCTGAAGCATAATATATTTTAATTTATACGGTAGATTAAAATATTTATAGCGTAACAGATATAGTTGAAAGTGTAACATGTATCCTATAGGCCTGTATGATTTGATTGATTTTCGTTTGATAAAAGTACTGGGTCAATGTGTAACAATGTCAAGGGGAAAAGTAAACCAACAAAAACCGTACAAAGAAAGTGGAAATATGACCAGTAATACAATTGACTTTGATCAAATTGTATTTAAAGATTTAACAAATGGACAACTAGGATTATTCTTTTTTGATAGTGACCGAGGCTGTTTGTATAAAATTAAAAAATTATATAAAGAGCACTGGGAAGCGAAAACCGAGAAGTTTATTAATGTTAGGATAGGAAAGGTAGGAATTTTTAACAATCAACGGAAGATAAGTTGTGACTGTCTTAAGAAGTTTCTAAACAAAATTCATCTTAAGAAAGGACAAGGTTTATTTTCATCCATTGCATCAATAGTACCTAAGATTTTTAGTTTAATAGAAAAAGTGAAGACAATAACTACGTCTTCGCATTTGTTGCCAATGTTATTAGATATTAGTTCTCTTTTAATGCAGGCAATATCTCCAACATATTCTAATTGGACCCCTTCTTATTTATTAGGACATTTATTACGTTTTTATAGTTTATATATTAGAGGCAAAGCACTCGTTATGGGACAATCAACTGCCGAAGCTTTCACTTTAGCAGCCATTTCCATGTTTTTGCCTAGTCCTCTAATTGAGATTATAAAGCGTATGAATTTATTTACAGGTAAGAAGATTTTAGATACTCCAAGTTCAGTTTTAGATTGTATAACAGGAATAATAGAATTTTTTGCATGGTGTCTTAACCAGATACCGTGCGTCCCGGATTGTGTGAAAAACTTTATAGTTTCTCTATCCTCCTTCTCAGAGCGATCATCGCTTCTAAGGGAAATGTGCGATAAACTCGTTCAGTTCTCAAAAAGTAGATCAATTATGTTAGAAGAGGAATGGAGATTGAGTGTTAGGGATTTAGATAGCAAATTGAAAAATTGTGAGGAAATTCAAAATTATATAAAGTCATCACCAACATCGATGGCTAAATATAAAGATTTTTGTAGATTAGTAAAGAGTTTAGACTCGTATGAAAAATGTAGTAGAAAAGAGCCTGTAGCAATAGTATTAGAAGGACCACCAGGAACTAGGAAGTCATTTATTATGGCAAATCTCACAGAACGTATGGGTAAGTCAGTCTATACCCATGTAATTAAAGCAACTACAGATGGTAAAGACTTTTATGATACTTATAATAATGAAGAGATTTTTTTGATGGATGATGTAGGACAGCAGGGAATTTCACAGTGGAGAACCATTATTAATATGGTCTCAACTGTGAAGTTGCCTTTGGATTGTGCAGCCGTAGAATTGAAAGATACAAAATTTTTTAATAGCGAATTAGTTATGTGCACTACTAATAGTTTTTCTCAACTAAATGGATTAACTAAATCTGATTGTATATCTGATATAAGAGCCTTATGGCGAAGATGTCATGTATTTAATTTTGACGGAGTTTCCATTGTGAATGGGAAAATGGTAGGAAGAGTAGTGTATAAACGATTTTGTCCATATACTAATGCTTATATAGATAGATTTCCATTCGATAGTAATATACCAAGTAGTATGGATGTAGTAGATAAGAATAGGTTAATAGCATGGATGAATGTCATAATTAAGAAATTGGTTGTGCATTATGAATCAAATTATAGTGAGAATCAGTTGACGGATCAGGATTCATTTGATATAGGAAATTTTGAGACGGAGTTCGAAAATTTAGAATTTTCAGAACCCCAAGGAGAAGGACCTCAAGGACAAGGAATTTTTTCAAAAATAATTGGTTGCTGTGCAAAGGCTTATATTAGTATAGTGATCAATTATTTTAGATGGTCGATTTTGACAGGTATGCTTTATGTCATAGATAGAGCATTTTTATATTTTCAAACACCAGAAGTAGATATTTTTAGTAATAGTAGACCCCCTCAAGAAAGTGTTAATTGGGCATATGTATTAAGTGTAATAGCAACAGGAGTCACCATTAATTATCTCTTAGCTGAGCTATCTCACTGGTACTTCGGACTAGTAGATAGCTGTGAAGCAGAAGAAGATAATATAGCTGGCGATGATGTAGTTAGTACATGGAAAAGTGTGTCTGGTCAATCTCTTGAAAATTTAGGAACATTGATAGATTCAGTTAAAAATAGGATGTTAGTAGCAGAAATTCTTCACATAGAGAAAGATGTGATGACAGGACAAATATGTCAGGTATTGATTTCAGGACATTTTGTAATAGGACCTCAGCATGCGTTTCAAGGTAAGCTTAAAGGAATTCTCAACGCATACAAAGATTGGGACCATTATAAGTGCAACAGTGTTGTGTTAAATAATGTTCCTTTTGAAGTTGTGTATGAGAATCTTAAGGCTGATCTTGTTATTGCAAGGCTCCCCACCTATATGTTGTCTCCGTTTAAGAATTGTAAAGATTATTTTAGGACAGTTAATAAAACAGTAGTTAGTAAATCACCGGCGATAGTAACACCTGGAGGGTCTTTTAAGGCTACCAGGAATTTTAACCTTGAAAAGAGTATGCTGACTTATATAACGTATAGAAACCATGTTGTAGAACCAGGAGAATTCATTGAGTATGAAGGCTTCACAGCCCCAGGACTCAGTGGATCTCTTTTGGTTGACCCGATTGAAGGAATTATAGGAATGCACGTAGCAGGTGATAGGGACTATGGTAATGCCATAGTTTATAATTTAGCTTTAAGACAAAAAATTCACGCGATTTTAAGTGGAGATAATTTATTAGTAGATGTAGAAACAATGAAGACCTTAGATGAAGAGTTTAGTGGAAATAAGTATGAAACGAGTCTGTATCAGAATGTGCCGCTTAAGACCTCAATAGTGGCTTCTCCGCTACATGGGATTTTTCCAACTACTAAATTTCCTGCTAACCTATCGGTTAAGGGAGTTAAAACAGTTGAGAAGATGGCTGAAAAGTCGTTTTTAAAAATTCCAGTTATTCCGTCTGAGGAGATGGACTTTGCAGGGAAGATGTTTGATGTTATGATACCAGAATTTAGTGATATTACAGATAAGGAAATTATTTTAGGAAACAGTATTTTGGCTCCTCTAAATAAAAAATCAGTAAATGGTTTTGGATTAGAGAAAGACAAAGAATATTATATTAATTTTGAAAAAGGAGAAATAAGAGAGAATATGAGAGAAATGATGAAAGATCTTGAGCGAAAAGTTATAGCTAAAGAATTCGAGATGACAGATGTATTATTCTATGAAACTCTAAAAGACGAGCTTCGTCTTGAAGAGAAAGTAGATAGACCAAGGTCATTTAGGGTTTGTAGGTTACCAATTATTTTATGGCAAAAGAAGATTTTCGGAGATTTATTCCAACAGATCCTTTCAGATAGTGATTTTAACCAAGTTAGTCTTGGTACAAACCCCTATACGGAATGGTCTAAGTATTATAGTGAATTGTCGAAAATGTCGATAGTTTTTGATATTGATATCAAAACTTTTGACGGTAAACAATCCGCTCAAATGCAGGATAAGTGTAATGAGATCCTTTTACGAAAGTATAAAGGAACTCATCCGGAAATGGCAGCGTTTCTCTTAGAGATAATAGTTAGGTCATGGCTTTTAGTGCGAAATAAGTTAATGTCAACAACTCATTCATTACCTTCAGGAATTTGGTTAACAGGTCTTTTAAATAGTTTTTATAACAGAGGATATTCAGCTTGTAGTTTTTGTAGAGAGTGTTTGGAAGATGGAGTTAATCCTAATATTTCAGACTTTTTCACACTTTTAGATCGAGTATGTGGAGATGATAAGTTATGTGGAGCACCACGTAGCTTACAGAAGTATTTTAACGCCATCACTTTAGGAAACTTTTTTGATAGTATAGGAATGACAGCAACAACAGGAACAAAAGGGAAAATAGATTCAATTTCAAGGGATATAACGGAAGTTTCTTTTCTTAAAAGAACTTTTGCATATCACCCTACTTTAGGAAAGGTAATGGGTCCCTTAGATAAGGAAACATTACTTAATAGTATACAATGGTTTGATTCTTCAAAGGATATGGACGATGTAATGGATGGTAAACTGCGATCTTTTCAGAGAGAAATGTATTTACACCCTGATGGGGAAAAATACGTAGAACGTTTGAAAAGTGAATGTCATAGTAGAGGAATTGCATTTCCTTTACTTACCAAAGATTATATTAAACATTTATACTTGGAAGAACCAGATACAGCTTATAGAATGTATATAAGTGATAATAGCAAAAATTATTTTTTTTAACTTTTTAATTTTATTTATATAATTTTAAATTAGTAGTTTGATTAATGAATACGTATAATGTGTCGTTATAGCACAGCGAAAATATTTTTCTAAACTTTAAATATAACAAACATACTTCTTTATAATGATAAAAGATAAGTATTAATCATCATTACCAATATTTTTAAACAAAACACAGATAATTTAATAGAAGATTCAATAATTAGAGAAAATTTTGGAAGAGCAGACACATTAGATTCGAAAGTTACTACAGACGTTGCCACCATGCAAACTCGCATGACGGTAGGGTCTAGAGACTATTTTCCATTGTTTCCAACGCCTAAACTTAGTATTAGTGATCAATATTCCATGGATATTTCTCCGTGGGTTAATAGACCATTTTTAGTGGGTAGAGGAACATGGACTACAACAGATCTTCGATTCGGAAAAATTAATGTTAATAGCAACAATGCCGGATTTATTTCAGCTCTTCCTAGAGATGTTTTCATCTCAAATGGTAGTTTAACTTCAGTAACTCGTTTAGCTAGATTATATAGGTGTAAGATGTGTTTAAATATTACATTGACTGGCACTCTGACTCATTCTGGTATGCTCTTAGTTGCAGTAATGCCTCCTTCCGGAGACAATGCTATTCAGATAGACAATGGAAGAATAATTAATTCAATGTTATCAGGCCCTCATGCCTTCCTAGCAGCGAATGAAGCATCTTCAGTGTGTCTTGAAGCACCATTTTATTGTAACACAGATTATGCCGTTTTAGACGTAGCGCCATCCAGTGTAATTCAAACACCCGACTTTTGTAATAGAAATTCAAATTTTGCAACCCTCATGGTTATGGTTTTAAATCCCCTCCAAGCCCCAGATTCATCATCAACTTCATTAACTTTTGTAGTAGAAGCAGTCTTTAAGAGCTTAGAGCTAAAAGTACCAACTCCTGCCCTAGCTTCTTGGACTGCCACCGTTCCTACAGCCAAAGAGGGTCAATCCTTTTTAGCTAAAGCTGGAACGCGTTTAATAGATAGCACTTTTGGAATTACTAAGAATTTAGTTTCTGATGGCCTTGATTCACTAAGAGGCGTCGTAAGGCGATACACAGGATTACATAATCCTAATGTAGCGTCATTAGACACTCGTATGATCATGACCAATAGAAACTATTTAAACAACGTCGATTCAGCTACTTGTATTGAAAAACTGGACCCCTATTCTTGTGTAGATAGAATAGTTCAGGAACCGGCTTTTCAAACAAATGTAGATGAAATGGCGATGTCTCATATAATTTCAAAACCCCAATATATAGGCACTTTTACAGTTAATACAACACAGAATTCAGGTGCTCTACTTTTTTCTGGACCTATTTGTCCATATCAAGGTGGTAGTACTAAATCATTAGTAATAGCAAATAATATTGAACTCATGTATCATTTAACTAGAGCCTGGAGAGGTGATCTAAATATCCATATCCAATCATCAATGAACAATAAACAAAATGTGAAACTCAAAGTAATAAAGCTCTACGCACCGCCCTATGACTGTGTTACAAAATATCCAGTTTTTAGCGGTGTGGTTGGAGCCCCATCTGATTTAATAGAGTTTTCGCAAGGAAACCAAGTTGTAGACATTAGTTTACCTTTTAATTCGCGTAATTCGTTAGTTTATAATACCCGAGATTATCAAGTAGCAACGCCATTTGGAGTTGGCATGTATTATATTTATTTAGCTCAACCTATGGTAGTGGGTGATTCAACGCCTCTATCATGTGAGTTTAATATTTATATTTCGTGTTCTTCAAATTTCACCTTTTATGGTTATTCAACAGAGTTAGGAAATCCAAGAAGAATTTATACTCCTCCCGCCGAAGTTCTTAAAAAGGGACAGTCGGCTGAAGTAATGAATAAACCTTCTTCCCCATCATCTCTTTTAAAACATGATGGTATCCAAACCGAGTTGGATGATTCTAGATTAGTACCTTTAGTAGATATACGACCACTTATTCGCCGATTCCAATTTAATTCTTCTGGATCAGTGAGTATAGATCCTATTACGCGTAATAAAAATATAACAATACCTTTAGCTAGTTTCATTGCAGAAACTATAGACGACATATTTAAATCTTCAGTAGGCATTCTACCCCATCTTTTTTATGGTAAACAGTGTGGTCTTAAATTCAAATTAGTAGTATCAGGTAGTTCATATGTCAATGTTAGTTTTGTTCCTCCTAATATAACCTCATCATCAGTTTCAAATCGCTTCACCGCCGCCAGTGTTGTTCCAACGCAACCTGGTTTCTGGTATAATTTACCTGCGGGTAATTTAAGGCCAGGAATGTATCCCGTTAATCAACAGGAATTTCCAAGTACGTGGGCATTTGCTAACGTTAGTGATGCGGCAATTATGGGAGAATACGAATTTATTATTCCGAATACAACAATTTTCAATTATTTAGGGTCTTCAAGTAAGATGGCAGGTAACTCTATTTTAACATTTCCAGAGTCTGATATTGGTACTTTGGTAATAACTTTTACCGGTGCTCCAAATCAGATAATAGAATATGCTTTGTTTTCAGCATTTACTGACGAGTCAAGATTTGGCTTTCAAGTACTCGCTCCTACAGTTACGTTACCTACATCTGGTAACAATCTTTGTTCACCTTATTCGAACAGTTCTTTAGTTAATCCCGTTTTAACACCAACCAACCCATTTTTATATTATACAAACACACTTACCACATTTAACACAGGGTAATTTATTTTTATTTTATTTTATTTTATTTCAATTTCATAATTTATTTTATTTTTCATTTTAATTTTATTTTTACATATATATATATATATTATTTATAATTAAAGGGGGACTTAAAATATACCTTTCCA